AAGATCCAACCAGGATACTTCAGACCGAGAGACTCGGCGGCATCAACAATATCGCGCTTGCGAAAGATTCCGTTGTTGAAGTTGTTGTTCGAAAGATACTCAATCAGGGCAAAACGATTATTCATAACTAAAATTCCTCATCACTCAATCAATAAACATATCATACTATAAAATGGAAAAAATGTCAAGTGTTTTTTATGCTGCCTCCTTAGCAGCTCGATATTGCTCCAGCTCCTCATACGAGAGGATGCTGCCATCCTTCATCTCGTAGAAGCAGGTGTAGGAACCTTCCTTGCGAAGATTTCCTTCGAGGACGACCCACGACTCGGTCTTGCTGGCGATATCGCTACGCATGTAACCATACTCGGGATCGTTGATGATGTCACGACGAGCGACCCAACCGAGTTCGTTCGAGAACTCGAGGATGGTGGGAGTTTCCCACTTTTCCCAGCGGATCTCGTCGTCACCGACGATTTCCCAGTCCAGGATGTACTCCTGGTAATAGTTGTTGCTTTCCTCAACGATCTTGGTGAGGTTGGGGATGCCGTTCTCAAGGATACGGTTGACGTTCGCATCCGAGAGATGCGGAACGACGTAGGTGTTACCACCCTTGTACTTCCAGTAATACTCGCCAGCGAACCCATCATGGGCAGCGTAGTTTTCGCGGACTTGGGTTTGAATCACCAGTTTCATAACATCACCTCATCACTCAATCAATATATTCATTCTACCATATTTTTCCGAAAATGTCAAGCCCCTTTTTTATATTTTTAATGAAAAAGGGGAGAGAGTTTCCTCTCTCCCCTCTCAAGGAATGAAATGTCTACCGACAATACGTATTAACCACGCAGTGCCTTCATACCAGCAGCAACGACTGCACGGGTCGGAGTGCCGAGACGATAGAACGACTTGACTTCACCCTTGCTGTTGGTGCGCTCGTTTGCATAGATGGCATAACCCTGATTGCGCAGGTTATACACAACATTATGCGGATTGGCAACACCATAACGTGCAGCAATCTGCTTAGCAGTGAGACGCTCGCCCGACTGCAGGGCAGTAAGGACTCGGTTAGAAACAGAATTAGTCATATTATATTCACCTTTGTTTATTACACATAATGTGATCATAAAATCACAGTTACATATTACTCTATTTACTCGGAATAGTAAATAGATTTTTCAAAAAAGTTAGGCAAAACAATCAATAACCTTGGAGAGAATAGCACGATTGTTTTGCTTGCTGGTTTGAAACTTTTTAAACTCGCGCATAAGATCTTTGCGAGTATTGCTCTGAACCTCGAAGGCATCGTCGCGTGCCTTCATGTTACCAGTGTTAATCAGAAACTGATTCTTGAACCCGATAACATTTGAGGGACGTTGAATGAATACCGATCCGTTCTTATTAAACTCTTTGCGAACGTTCGAGATATTAATTCCATGACGTTCGAGATTCCTAATCACACCACGAGCGGTATAACTATCGGCAAGATAGAAGTTGGTAATCTTCGAACCAGTCGCCTTTTGGTAAATATCATGCAACGCATCAAAGTAATGAGTAGGTCTCCAAGAGGCCTTGTATTGGGAATTGTAAGGACCGATACCACTCTTTCCAGTAATTTCGTCCTTGATGACGACGTTCATACGATGAGCAGCGGCATAATGATTGCTCGCAAGATACAAATTGCAATCACCATCGCCATCAGTAAGATACACGGTGTTCAGAATCTCAACGCGATGAACGCGACGGAAGTCATCCGCAATGTGACGTGCAACAATTAGCGATTCCTCGAGCGGAGTACTACCGAGAATGAAATATTGCCTCGCATCCTGAGAAAGACCAACACGAGAATTTCTCCGTCTCGACACAGCACCACCAAACGTCAGAAGATTTTTGATCTGTTGCTTGAATCGCGCACCAGAAGTATTCGCTGCGATCAACTGAAGCATTCTAAATCCGCTGTGATTAATCACAAGATTCTGAGGGTTCGAGTGATTGTTACGAGCATCGACACTGCTGACAAACTCATCAGGAACAAGACCAGAATTAATAAATCCATAGACTTCAAACGGAATATTGGTTTTCTTGCAGAACATCGCAAGAATGACCAGTTGCTCAACAGTATGCTGCATGTTATGTGACATAGATCCCGACATATCGAGATGCAAAATCATACCATGGTTCTTACCATTCGGAACATTAGTACTCTGAAGGAACAGATCCTGGCGATCTTATGCGCCCAAATCTTATCCATATTGAGTTTACCAGTCTTGGAAACCTTCGCCTTGCGCAACTGGTTCGCAGTCTTCTTGCGTTCGAATTGCTGCACCATAGCATTGACGAATTTCTGATTGTTCTTGATAAACTCTGCGTAGATGTCAGACATCAAGGTTTCCACCGAAATGTTCGGATCGAACGAGACGAACGACATCATCTGCGAGACAGCCTTGTTGCTCACGACAAAGTTCGAGGGATCGATCTTCGGAAGAATACAATAGAAATTTTCACGAGCACGTTCGTCGATAAGACGTTCTTCGTTTTCGGTCAGCGCCTGATCGGTAAGCGAAACTGGATCTTCGTCAGTAACTTCATCTGAATTATCAAAATCAGATGCTGCAGCGATTTCTTTCTCATCTTGATCTTCATCTGAATCACCTTCCACGTCAGCAGAAGTTTCACCATCATCGGTATTGGGTTCAGGTTGGTCAGAGTCATCCGATTCAAAATCTTGACCAGCATCCTGATCTTCACCGTCATCCATCATATCGAGTTGATCGAGGAGATCTGAGATGTCTTCCGACTTGGCACCATCATAGAGTTGATTTGCCAACTCGACCACACCCTCGAAGGTTTTGTTCGTCATAACACGGTCAAGGATAATCTGCTCTTCGGCAGTGAACGGAATGTTCAGGAAAGGACCGACCTTAGCATACAGATTGATACGGTCAATAAAACGCAGACTGGCGAGGTCGAGACCATCGGTGTTGAAGAAGTTGCGTTCAAAAAGTTCCCGATATCCGTTGTAGAACGAACGACGAAGACCAGGATACTTATTCTTCATCACAATTTCAATGCGAGCATCTTCAATAACATTGAGGAAGGTCTTGAATCCCTTACCCGAAACTGCATTGATAGCATTTTCCCACGCATCGGTGGGAGTTTCCAGAGCATGCCCAACCTCGTGACCAATCAGCAGGTCATAGAGATCGCTCGACATATCCTTCCAGATAGGAAGGCATAGAGTACGAGAGGCAAGGTCGAAGTGTGCGGTGGAAACCTTCCGGTGTTCGACGTGAATATTCTCGGTGGCGAGCAGTTTCGCAAGAACTGACTTTTCAGAAACGTTGGTCATATCACTTTCCTCATCAACTTATAGACTCATTCTACCCCGAAACGAGGAAAATGTCAAGCCCTTTTTTCAGAAAAGTTTAGTAGCAACGAACTTCCCTACGCAGGAAACGATTGCCCCAGCGGTCATATTCCGTAACGACAGTCGAATAGCAGTCACTGCCACGATTGAAACGAGGGTCAAAACGACGATCAAAACGACGATCAAAACGACGATCAAAACGAGGATCGAAGCGAGGATCGAAGCGAGGATCAAAATCTAGATTTCGATCATTGGCGATGACAGCACCAAGAGCAAAAGCACCAAGACCCAATGCAATCGCACCACCCGTGCTCAAACCACCACGACGCTGGTCGCGATCTCGATGAGAACGTTCGGAGTGGTCGCCTCGGCGATCATTTGCTTCTGCAACTACCGGAGTTGCCAACAGCGAAATCGCACTCAGACCCAAAACAATCGACTTAAACATTCCATTTCTCCTTTTCAACATAATTAAATATACCGCGAAAATGCGAAAAAGTCAAGCCCTATTTTTTATACGTAGTCATACTTCCGTCATGGTGTGCCAGAAATGCCTGGAAATCCACATCCGGATATTCATTCTTAAGAGACAACAGCATATTCAGATTCGAAACAGCATCATCAAAGAGACGCACTCGACTGAATTTTCCCGTATCGAGGTATTTTTTTATGAAGATTTTTTTACCTTCTGCAGAGTTCGCAGCATTTATATTACCAGCGCGATGAACGTGGATATCGTCAATCTCGATACCCTGCTTACGGAAGGTGTCTAGGAAGATATCCCTATTATCAAAATCCGACCTAGCAGTAATGATAATCATTTTACTACCAGGACGGTTCTTGATATTTTTGTGGATCGCTTTGGCTTTATTAATTGCACGCACGATAGGTTCAGAGGTATCGCGAAAATGTTTCGCGTCTCTAAATTCGGTGAAGTCATAGGATTCACCGGACTTGAGTTTGTAGGTGTTAAACTGTTGGTTGCTGAGTTTCTTGATCACCTTGCCATCTTTGACAACGTAAACCAATGCCTTTGTGTTGAACAAGGTTTCGTCTATGTCCCAGATGGTCAACCCAGCACCGGACTTCGTTTGCTCAGAGAGGAACTCATTAAACTTTAACATACGAGTATTGTACTCTAGTTTTCGGTAAAAGTCAAGCCCCTATTTATGTTTTTTTCGTTCGACGAGTAGGTTTTTTTTCCTCTGTAGTTGCCTTGCTCTTGAGTCTCTTGACCACTTCCTGAGAATCCATCCAGATATCTTTGTTATCTAGGATCGCTTTAATCTCAGCAGATGTGAGGAAATCTTTGTATATTTCGTGCATCAATCTCTCTGACCACTGATGTGTGTGAACGACCTGATCATACATTTCACCACCCTTACCCACTATACCACTTGAGTAGTTATGGAACATAAACATGGTGTGGTCGCTGACCTCAAAGGTATCTGCAGCAAGGAAGATCATTGTCGCCGCTGACATACAGATACCCTCGACTGAAGATACGATATGCGCTTTAGATTCGGTGATTGCACGCATCATCTGAATCGCCGTAAACAGATCTCCACCAGGAGAGTTGATTCTAAAATAGATTATATCTGTTTCGCTCGCAGTTCTGATTGTTTGAAACCAATCGGAATACAATGAAGATTCTTTGATCTCCCCAGACAAGTAAAATGTGATTACCCTGCCTGCAGGGGACTCATACCATTGAAGAGAATTTTTCAAACCATCAGATTCGTTCATAGAATCGTGTGATCGCGGTAATTTTTTCGATTTGTGCATCTATAACTGCCACCCTGTTAGGCCATTTAATATATTCTTGCGAAGGATTCTTCTGCAGATTATATAGTAATGGAAGAATAAGATTTTCAACGTCCTTCAGCTTAGAAGATACGTCGTTTTCGATCAATTCCTTATATGCCTCCAGTTCTCCCGAACTATCGATTCCGATAAGTTTCGCTTCAATGTCATATAGTTTTGTCATAATCTCATCTTTGAGATCGCCAGTATCTACCGTAACTTGTGTCGGGGTAGATTGTTGTGTGACTTCTACTGGATCTTCGAATGTAAATCCAAAGTCATAATCGTTAGTTGCCATTTTTCTCTAACACCTTCTTTGCTCGTTTGTTTAATGCCTTCAGCGCCATATCTATCTTCAATTTAGAAACCAGATCAGTAAAGTTCCTACCAACCATATGGTCATATTCGTGCTGTGCGATTCTAGCAGTAAGACCGCTAAACTCTTCGATAATATGCTCACCCGAAACATTCTGATACGCGATAGTGCAAGACACTGGTCTTTTAACTGTAATCCAGAGACCAGGATAACTTAAACAACCCTCCTGTGCCAACATTGTTTCGTCGGAAACAGCAATCAGTTCTGGATTATAGATATATTTTTTTGAATTTTCATCAATACCCATAACGAAAACTTTCGCATCTATTCCCACTTGATTGGCAGAAAGACCAAGACCATTTAATTCTCGACATTTTACCCAAAGAGCATCGCCCAGTTCTTGTGCATTTTGAGTATTAAAATCAAAAAGTGTTGGTTCTTTACGAAGTTGCGGATCGGTAAACTTAATTAATTCCATCATACTACCATTTCACTATAATTGTTTTTCTTTTCGAACTTGATCTGACTGCGGAACTTATCGAACAGTTGATCGCCCTTGTGACTGATAACGAAACAATTAGTTTCGGGACCAAGCGTATCAAGCAATGACATGACGTAATCGGTTCCGCTGTTATCTAGCGACGAGTCAAACACCTCATCTAGTATTAACAGATTCGTGGCGACACTATTCTTCATCTTAGCGATTGTTCTCCACGTAAACAACAGTGCCAAGTCAATACGTTGCTTCTCTCCCTCGGAGAAAGACGCATAACTAAATGCGTCTCTATGTCTAGACTTTATCGTTTCATCAAACTTCTCATCCAGATTAAACTGAACGAAGAAGTCCATTGCTTGCAGATATTTATTCACCAATTTATTGATAACTGGAAGATACTGCCGAATAATCTTAGTCTTAATACCAGTGTCCTTGAGTAGCGTCGAGACAGCGTCCATGTAATGCTTTTCTTCATTTAGTTTCGCTCTCGTAGCATTCTGAGTCATCACATCTTTAGCATACAGTTTCAACTTTGCCCTTTCTTCATCGATATCACCAGTCTTAGAAGTGATGTCTGAGAGTTCTAAATTCAATGCCTGTATGATTCTTTGTTGAACGATAATCTCATTGTTGTGTCCGAGGATTGCAGTATTTAGTTTTGCTATTTCGTTTGAGGTTTCCGCATCTTTCGCGACCAAGACGTCAAGTTTCTTAAATTCACTCTGGAGTTTCTCCATTCCAGTAGAGAGTTCTTCGATTTTCTCCTGTCGGGATGATACGATGGTTTCTTTATGATCGTGAGCAATCCCTTGCCTACACGTCGGACATTCATCTGTTTCATTGTAGAAGTCCACCTCCTTTTGAAGTTCGCGGAGTTGGGTGGAAAATTTGGTCTTGAATTGTTCGAGTTTCTTTTGCTTGAGCGAGAGGTCTCCGAGGGACGAACGGGCAAGTTCTTGCGCCTCCTTTTCGCCTTCCAAACTATTGGTGAGATTCGTAAGATTTGATATTTTCTGTTCCCCCTCAGAAATACGTCCTAGTATCTCGTCAACTCTCTTTTCCCTATTAGTTTCTAAAGTCTCTACATATTCTTTCTGTAGTGTCGCCTTCTGCTTCAATACCTCAAGTTGATTCTCGGCATTCTTCAGTGCGTCTTTAAGTTCGTTTTGCTTATCCTTTAGAACCTGATTCATAGTAGTAAAGATTTGAATATCAAGCAGATCTTCAATAATTTCTCTTCTAGTTCCAGGAGGCAACTGCATAAATGGAGTAAAGGAAGCAGAACCAAGAATAACAATTTGAGTAAATGACTTGTAATTCAACTTTAGAATAGAATCCTCAAGATACTTTTGAGTATCTCGCATCGCTGCGTCTTGATCTACCAGATCTCCATTACAATAGATCTCGAAAATGTTTGGTTTAATACCTCGGACCACCTTGTAAGACTTGGTCCCGATAGTGAATTCAATCTGAACCTCCATCTGCTTCTTATTGATAGAATTGAGCAGTTGGGGTTTATTAATATTCCGGAATGGTTTACCGAACAATCCGAAACAGATTGCATCTAACATTGTTGACTTGCCGCTACCGTTCTCGCCAACCACCAACGTGCTAGATGATCTGTCGAGTCTAATCTCAGTAAATTGACTTCCTGTTGATAAAAAATTTCGCCATCTTAGACTATTAAAAATGATCATGCTGTAATACTCTGTGCCTCAACATACAATGTTTGTAGAAGTTTCTTGATCTTATCTTTATCAAGATCAGTCTGCACTGTTTCCACAAAATCCGACAGAACAGACATCGTATCTTCTACATTAAGTTCTTCTTCATCTAGATTCTCAGTTTCAAATTCAGAAAAATCTTCAATAATCTTTAACTCTAACAGATTGCAGTCATACAATTTATCTACGAATCTATCGAACTTATAGAAGTCGTTCTTCTTCACTACAATGAGACGAACGCAAGTTCCCACAATCTGACTCAGATCAATGTTATCAATATCCTCGACGGTATCGTCATAGTAGATCTTGTGAAAGATTCTAAAAGGATTCTCGAAAAATTCTATCTGATTAGTTTCCGTATCATAGATGTGATACCCTCGAGGATCATTAAAGTCAGACCAAGTAAACTCATAAGTATTACCCAGATAGACAATATTACCATTACGACTACGATGATGAAAATGCCCACTACAAACAAGAGGGAACTTATCGAAGCAGACCGTATCCATTCCATGATCGTTTTTATGTCCGCGATACATTTCGAATCCTGCGAACTCGAAGTGTCCGAAGACTGCTTGCGCATTGGATGCATTTACCACCTCCATTGTTTGGTCATAGTTGCCCGAACAAATCCAAGGAACAAGCAACAGATTTTTACCAGCGACAACTATCTCTTCTGCTTCTGAGTAAGTAGTAATATTATCATAATCACGAAGTAGTAAATCTAGTGAGTTTACATCGTTGGTATTTTTAAAAAATGTGTCATGATTACCAGCAATCATGTGCACGTCGATATCTAATTCTCTGGTTCTGTCGAAGAAATATTCTTTACACTTCTTCAGCGTATTATAATTTATAAACTTGCGGCGATCAAATACATCGCCGAGGTGAATGATGGTCTTGATTCCTTCTTTCTCCAGATGCGGGAAGAAGGTCTCTGTGTAAAACTTGTTAAAGAAATTATCAAATGGGATAGAATCTGATCTAGCACCAAAGTGTGTATCTGTAATCAAAGCAATTCGCATAGTAATCCTCAAATATCTAAAGAAGAATCATCTTTCTTGTCGAAGTATTTCGGTCTTCTTTTAGTAGTCTTCTTACTCTCATCGGCGTCTTGCGCAAGATCTAGTCCCGACTGATCAATTTGTTTCCTGAGATAAGAGATGAATTCATTGGTGTGTTCAGAACCATCTGGGTTCTCTGAGATAATATCGCTGATGTCAATGTTCTGAATGTAACGATACTTCGTTTGAAGGTGCTTCTTTTCCTTGCTAATACGACGCAAGAAAGCATAGTATGAAATTTGAGTAAAATACGCGAAGGGATTTCTAGACTTTTCTGGATCGAAGTTGTCAATGTAAGTAATACAATTTTCGATTGCATCGAGGATCATCTCTTCACGGAAAGTGTAGTTCCTGAAGTTGCTTTTGTATGCGAGGTGGTTTGCGATCTTAACAAAACATTCACCGATGTAGTTCGGCACTCTGGGTTTTTCTTTACCGTTTTCTTTCGCTTCTAATACTGCAGTTCGATGCTTAATCATCGCCTCCAGAAACTCAGCATTATTCACATAATGTATGTTGTTGGATTTTTTCGCCATAATGTATTTACCTCAATTAACGTTAAATTCATCATACTATAAAATTGATTGTTTTTCAATACTTTTTTAAAAAAAAGACTTGACTGCAGCGACAAAAGGGAGTATAACGACTATGTCGCCTTTTGAAATAAATGGCTTCTAATTAATAGTATTATTACCACCAATTAAGTGTCTGAGTATAGACAACTCTTCCTCTTCTTCTTCCTCTGGAATAGAAGGGGATGCGAAATTAATTTTCTCTTGGGGGTGATTTTTTACAAATATCTCATATTTCTCAATGATAGTATGGTTGAGATTTGACGCAGTAATCAAACTGTCGACATTTATAATATATGAGGTGTCATTTGTCATCTCGATCCAGTGTTTGAACATGAATCCATTGGTCAATTTTTCATCAATTTCCATCTGATAACTTTGGATCACGACAGGATTATATATCTCTACTGTTTCTCTACGCATGAGATCTTCGTTTCTCTGTATCATACAGCGACAAACGAGAACATCCCCTGTTTTTAGTTTTAGAACTTTGTGGTAATTAGTCATCTATTTTCAACCGCACGAGTTTATATTCAAACCCCTCTTCATTATATATTTTGATTCTTTCGACCATATGATTGAGAGTATAATTCTTCTTAGACTTCCAAGACAAATCGTCGCCGATGTCAAATAAGTTACACTTTTCTTTTTGGTTTCCTCTGCGCAATCCACGACCGATACTTTGCAGGTTTCTAATGCGCGACTTAGAGGGAGAGGCGAATACTACGTTGTGGAGATTTCGTATGTTAATCCCTGTCGAGAAGGTACCATAAGAGGCAACAATAATCGCATCGGTTTCTTTCTCAGTTATCTCGCGGATCTTCTCTCTTTGCTGCGTATCAGTTCCCCCATACACGAAGAAAACTCTTCTGTCCTTTCCGACCTTGGTATTGATCATCTCATACAGAATCGATCCATGTTTCTCAACATATTGGAACAAAACCAGAGTGTTTCCTTTTTGTGTCGTACTGAGATTCCGGATGATAACATTTCGCTTGTGGTTCTGAACGATCCAATCCATTTCCTCCTGATAGGAGAAATTCTTAACTTGTTTTTTGGTTTCTTCTGGATAGTCCAAGACCAAACATGTGATTTTAAGTTCCGCGAGTTGTTTAGTATCCATTAACTCTTTCGTGGAGGTAACTCTGTGGACTTTTCCGAACAGACCCTCTAGAACAAGTTTATGCGTCTTGGTTCCGTCAAGAGTACCAGTTGTTCCTATACGAAACTTGGTTTTCGTGCACTTATTGAAGATTGAGGTGAGGGACTTTGCTTTAAACAAGTGCGCTTCGTCGCCATAAATCACATCAAACTCATCGAAGAACTTTTTTGGCAACTTGTAGATAGACTGCCATGTCGAGATCACAATCTGCGCTTGATTTGATTTTTCAAATCCCGAGTAGATCCTCGCGCAATTATCTGCTGCTCGCCAATCTGTTTCTGATGCATAATCTGCGAAATCCTTATACATCTGTTCAACGAGTGATGTTGTTGGGACGATGATCAGTTGCTTTCTTCCAAACTGTTGATGGTATCGCATCAACAGATAAATGATCAAAGACTTACCCGATGCAGTAGGCGACAACAGTAGAGTTCTACCGATTCGCAGAGCATACTTAACAGCATTCAACTGATAATCTCGCACCTCGATCGGATTGCCTTGTGAATGTAGGTTTAAATCTTTGGCGAACTGTTCGAGGTATGGAATATCAACTGGGTCACCGATGCGTTCAATATCAACATCGACACTATATTCCATTTGATCGCAGAACTCTCTTAGGTATGGAAGCAATCCTACGTAGAGTTCTTTGGTGAATATATTGAAGAGTCTTGCCTTACCATCCCATAATCTTGCCTTATACGTTGGCATAAAACGTGCGCCAGGAACGTCGAATGTGAAATACTCATTGAGTTCTGCCGCAATCCCAGGATCGCAGTCGATATTCAAATATACTTCATTATGTTTGGTTACTTTTATGTCTGGCACTACATCAACCCGTTTGTGAATTTTGTCCATTCAATTGCATTCTTAATTTCCCATGCTCTACCATTCAGTGATCTGAGAATTTGCTCTAATTGGAACACCATAGTCTTTAGATACTCGACCTTATCTATAGCAGTAATGATGTCGTCATCACAGGCAATAAAATCTTCAAGTTCGTTCTTGAGCGGTTTGTTTCCTTGGTATTGATTCCAACCAAGATCCTCTAATTCATCGCGAGTCATCTCGCCACGAAAATACCTAATCTTAACTCTACGCAAGCGCAAGTAATCTGCCTCAGATTTTCTGAGTTGCAGTTTGGCATTCGTCAAATAACTGAGATATTTTGAGTGGAGTTCTGCGGTTGTTATTGATGACTTGCCGAGATCTAGTTCGTCGATCTTGCAGTCTTTCTTCCACGATTCTTGGATTTCTGTCAATTTCATAATGCCTCACAATAAAAAATAATACAAGTATACTATAATTTCACAGAAAAGTCAAACAGTTTCTATCTTATAATGTCTATATTTGAAGGTCGCAATACCTGTAAGATAATCTGTTTGTCCTGTCGAGATATCGAAGTTAAGTCCCTCTAAACTGATAGGAAATACATCGTAGTAGGTAATCTTAACATTGGGATTGTTATCAGAATCTAGGATAAAGAAATCCGCATCTGAGAAATTGGTTACTGCTGCCAATTTATTTTCAGGAACTCCTGGAAATCTGTACGATTGGGATGCTTGATACTGCTTATACTGTTCGTGGTTTTCTGGAAACGAGAGACCAATCATCCAATTATATAGTTCCAAATAATTTTGCATATTTTCCTGAACGAGGAACTGAATTATCAATTCTCCGTAACTGGGTTTCTCTCCTGGATTGAACAATCTTGAGAGGGGAGTATCAGTTTCTGTGAATCCGATCGAGAACGCAGGGATATTTGCTGCCTGACAAAAATACGACACGTTTGGAAGATTGTGAATCTGAAACTTAAAACCATTTGGTTTAAGATAATCGAGTTCGCTCGGGTTTGAGTTTTCCCAAGTTCCTTCTGTTATGTTTGTTGATATAGAAACTGCCATAGTATTCCTCCGCGATCTATTTATAATGAAAAAGGGGAGAGCATTTCTGCTCTCCCCAGTTTCTTAGTAACCCTCTCTCTAACAGAGAGGTATCGATTACATCAGGTTAGAAACCTTAACAGCACGGTAGTACTGGTTACG